TGTGCATTTTTATGTGCTTTAGTAAATGTTGTACCTCTATTCATAGAGTTAGTCATATACTGTATGTGTTTTTTTGTATGGTGCTTAGAATGTTTTTTCATAGTATCTTGTTGTCTTTTAGTTAACTTAGATACATCAACACCTTTTATTTTTACCATGCTTTACACGACCAGTATCTTGCTGTTGTTTTATCTTTAGCTGTGCTGCACTTGTGTCTAGCACGGAACGAAGCCCTAGCTCCAGGGTTGTTCTTCCTTATAGCCATGTTGGGGTCACCAAACATAATCTTCTTAACTTTGCCATTCTTCATAACAAAGACTTTAGACTTCTTACGCCCATAACCAGGTTCCCCTTTACGAATAGCACTAGGTGAATTTAACTTCACCTTCATGCCACGAAATTCAGCCATGTTAGTATTTTTTCTTCTTTTTACCAGGTTTCATCTTGGTATATTTTTTCTTGCTCTTAGGCATTATTTACTCCTCTATACTTAAATTATGGCAGATTTTATACAGGGTAACAAGTACCCCAACTCAAAAAAGAATATGCAGTTTCAAAAGAATCGAATCTGTGTACATTCTGCTTGTACTACCATACTATCGCAATACAATAAATATAAATACTGTCATAAACATAAACCTAAAACTTATCCTAGGATTAAAGGTAGAAACCCCGACACCACTAAGCAAGAACCAATGGGGTAAAAAAAATTTTTTCTACAGTGAAGAAGTTGTAATTAATATTCCTCTATGATAAAGTTATCACACACAAACAGCAAGGACCAAGTAATTAGATACAGGTAAAGTGGACATCGGGAGTACGAAAGTCTCACCTTACAGCCAGTAAGACCAACTAGAAAGACAAGTGAGATACCCAAGGTCTAAGGAAACATCCTAGCTTATAAAAGATTATATAAAAATAATAGCCCGCTACATCTTAAACACCCCCCAGTAGAATAAAGAACATAATGAAATGCAAAGAGTGTAAGCGTACATTAAAGCAAGTTAACGATAACTTAGCTTACTGTGATAACTCACCTAATGTGTGTACCTTATCTACAAAAACTATAGACATATACAACATATAGTACCACTACATCTAGTAGCACTATATATAGTAATTAATTGGCATTAAATAAATCTAGTGTTACGAATACGAATACCACCCCCTCAAATTAGCATTCCCATTACTTGTCCGATAACATATATTATGTTGCATTGTTGCCCCTATGTTTCCTAGGGTTTACAGATAAAAGCCCTGTTTCACTGGTTATTAGATAGTCTGTCTAAAAGTACCCTAGTTATTTTTTTTAATGTAGATGGCATGGGCTGGATTGCTAAGGATTGTTAGATAACACTGAATAAAAAATATTTAAAAAACTTGTAACCTTTTGTAACTGCATAGAGTCAAAGCAGTATGAAACAAACAAACACAATTACATTCATGATAGGTGCAAGCGGAAGCGGTAAGTCTGCCCACGTTGCTAAGGAAGCAGCAAGGACTAACGCCTTCGTAATTGACCCTGATGAAATCAAGGCGAAACTAAACAAGGACCAACCACTAACAAAAGATATGAACGCCGAGCTGCACCCAGCAGCCAGCGATATTGCAGCGAAGATGCTTGAAGCTTATTTTAATAATACTGAAGCATTCAAAGATAACTACAGCTGCAATAATGTTATCTTCGATAATCGTGGCAAGTCACCAATAAAAGTACTTAAGAGAATAGAAAAAGCAAAAGAAGCTGGGCTATCTGTAAAGGTCATCTATGTAGAAGTAGAGCTTCTAAACTGCTTAATCAATGTCTTCATTAGGAATCTTAAAAGCAACAGGTCGATGTATCTTCAAGAAGTTATTAACGCTTTTGAGTCCATGAAGATATCAGTAGATATTTGTAAGATGCTGCACGTTACAAAAATTATAGACATGCAAACAGTACAAGGATACAGAAGAATAAAATCAAAAAGAATATGTAACCTTCTCAAAGTCGGGAAGGTCTAAACAATATGAAGGGACAAGATATGAAAACTATTCAAGAAATACAGAAGGACTGGGCAGGCGCATTCGATACAGTCAAGCTATCAAGCGGCGAGATTGTAGAGGGCAAGGCAGCATTCGAGATTTACTTAGAGGAAGGGCAGACAGTTTATCAAGCACTAAGTAAAACACTAAGAGAATTTATCAGCGGTAAAGAGATATACAAATACTGTTTCGAGAATTTCATTCCAACTAATCCAATCAAGAAGGAGGTCAAGTAATGAAGAATATATATAGAGTAATTTTCCATGATGAATCTGGAGAAATAAAAGTTACAGCACCAACACATTATGAAGATGCCTACAACACCGCGGAAGCGTGGAAGGGTACAATTTATAGAGAAGAAAAAACACAACCAGCTAAGGAGGTTAAGTAATGGGTGCAGGCAATTGTTATCCAGCTGCATGGAAGGCAATCAACACCAAAAAGAATGATGATTATGTAGTGGTCCATGCACTGCGAGATATATTCAAGGGAGCCAATCACTTCGGAGGTCATGCCTTCTTAGTTAGAAAATGGAAGGATGGAAAACTATTAGAGAATCCTACTGTTTACGATGACTGTATCAGCGCTAAATATATTGATGGTTCTGTTGATGGTGTTGTTGATGGCATGCCCTTCGATGAGTACGTAGAGAAAACATTCGTTGTAACAGAAGGTGATTATGTTTACAAAGAATATACTCGCAAAGAATTAAACAAAGAGACCATGAAGGATATGGTTCACATGCCTTTTGATTTAGCCAAAGAACAATGGGCAATGAAACCAAAAGAATTTGCTAAGAGATTCCCAAAGTATGAGAGCTGGGTAGATTACATGGAGAATTATTTTCAACCAACATTCGAGCCGCACTGGGTCAAGCTGCGTGAGATGCACAAAGCAGATGAAGCTAACAAAAAACAAAAGGAGAAAACAAAATGAATGATGACATTAAATTAATTATTGCTGATGCTTTATTTAATAATAATTTTAAAGTAACTTATGCAGGTGATTTATCTAAATTCTTAAAAGAATTAAATGATAATTTAGAAATAATAATAAAAGATTAAAAAGGTGTAACCTATTTCAAATTTAAATAGTCTAAGTTACGTGAAGGAAGGAAGGCAAAGATGACATTCGAGAGTTGGTTAAAAATGTTTGTTGATGAGACAAACAAAATCAATATGAATGATGAGTTCGCAGTTGAATACAAAGTCAATGGTCAAGCTGGTGTCTATGAATACAAGATGTCAGAAATCATGGAGTTCTTATTTACTGCTGATGAGAAAATACAAGAGCGTGTAAAGAGCGATGTTTGGAAGATGGATTTTCACAATGTGCCAGCTAAGGATTTTAAATTCTATTTTACACAAGTAGCAAAAGCAATGGCGAATGTTTACATGGTAAACTACGCCGCAAGTTAGAAGGGGAGGAAGAGTAATGAAACATAATTTAAAAATGAGAAAATATTATGACCAATTTGTTTATAAGAAAAAATCAGCATGGGACCAGAGAGTTGATGTTAGTTTTTATTCTGGAATAAATCATTACAATACAGATAAATATGAAAGTTCACCAACAGTATATGTCAATGTAAGAGGTGTTGTTGGTGGTCAACAATTAAAAATAACAGATATGAAAGACCTTAGAAAAATAGTACATGATTTATCTTTGCTTGCAGAGATTGATGGGTTGTTTGTTACTGATAAAGAAAAAGATTATCACTTTTTGTATAACGAAAAAGGTGTAAAAAAAGAAGGGGAGGAAGAGTAATGAGTTATTGCACAAACAAAATTCATACACATAAATGTAGTTGTTGGAAATTATTATATTACCTGTAACCAATGATGAGCTAGTCGAGTCTAAGTAGTGATGATAAAAAAGGAAGGTAAACAATGAGTGCGCAAGGGATATTCATTCTTGA